GCACCACGGAAACTGCGGTCGTCGGGGATGTCAGCGACATCGGCAAACAGGTAAGGGGCGCCTGCAGGCACGTCCTTTTGGGCAACGTCCTCGATTGGAAGTTCGCCGGTGGGGATGATGACGGAGATGCCGCCGGTTTCGTTTTGGAAGATGATTCGGTTCATGGGGTTACCTCAGCGGAAGATGGCGACACTGACATCAAATGGATCATAGTTAGATGAAATTGTGTTGCGTCCTCTCATGCGAACTTGAGAAGCAGATTTCAGTGAATAAGAAGCGTTGGAGACTGTGACAACGCCAAAATGCTGCGAATATGTATTGCTGTCTTCCTGGTTCACTGAAATTGTTGTTGCGTAATTTGCATCGACCAGGGCATTGGAGAAATTTACAGTGTAATCATCAACCCCATTATCCGTGATGCTGCTCACGTTGCCACTACCACGGATTGCCACCGTACCCGTGCCGTTGAAGTTCACCCAGGCGCGGCAGTCGTAGGCTGGGTAAAGAGTAGAACCACCTGGAACAACAGTAGAGATTGCACCGTTGTTGGCGATACGCATCCGCTCCGTCGGGCTGCTTGCTCCGTCGGCAGTAGTGGAGAACACTAGCCTGCCCGGCATGTCGTTACTTGAGCCAGGGGTTCCGTCTACCAGCGCGGTAATACTTGCTGCGGCGTCGTATCCACTTCCATTGGCACCTCTAAATTCAATCGAACCAAGTTCATCACCACTTGCAACGATTGTGTTGGTGCCGACGGTTGAACCACGCGACTTTGAGATGTAAAGGCGCGGACCGTCGCTAGAAGCTACAAATCTAGAAATCAACTGAGTTGAGTTAGCGCCAGTACCTGCAATTTGCACCGCAGAATCAAACGTGCTGTTGCTCGTAGACGTGCCAACTAAGAGCCTGCCGGAGCTGTCGATGCGGGCTACTTCTGAACTATTGATACTGAAAGTATGCGTTCCGCCTGAGCGAGTGTTATATGTATTGCCAGTTGAAAAACCGAATCTATCAATAGAACTAGCGGTATCAAAAATAGCAAAATTGTCAGGGGATTTAATGTCATAACCGCTGGACAGCAGCATGTGCCCACTGGATAAATGCAACAATTCGCTAGGACTCGTAGTGCCAATCCCTAAACGCCCTGAGGAATCCAGGCGCATTTTTTCGCCTGACGTGGATCCAGTAGGATAAAAAGTAATAACTCCGGTGCTTTTTGTTCCAGCAATAGTGGGGCTGCCGGTTGCGTAGGTGCCTCCCCAGGTCAACGCACCATCCGTTTTCAGATTGATGTCGCCATTGACATCAAAGGTTGTGGCAGGGCTACTAGTCCCCAGACCTAAGCGGCCTGATGTATCAAAGCGAGCGCGTTCTGCAGCCGCTGCAACATCATAAAAAACAAGAGGAGTGGATGCTGATGCACCATACTCAATGTAATTTGCAAAAGTAGACGGCGCGTCTAAAGTTAAAATTGCATTTGCTGTTCCCGTTCCGGTAATGCGTAGCCTTTGCGTGCCAGAACCAGAAATATGAACTGCAGTTGCTGGGCTTGCTGTTCCAACACCAACCTTTCCGTCTGACGCAACAAACAACCGCCCCTGCCCATTAGTTGAGATGGCTAAGTTGTTTGCGGATGGTAAATAAAAGCCGTTTGTGGGAACGCTTGAACTACTGGGACTAAAGCTTGCTGCTGTACTGGTACCAGTTGTAAGGATATTTTGACTGCCAAAATCAGGGCTGATCTTTGTACCCGCAATAGCTGCCGCAGCGTTTACGTCGGCATTGACAACAGCACCCGCTGCAATTTTTTCGGTTGTAATTGCATCATTATCAATGTTGTTGGTGCCAACATTAAAAGATGAGGGGACGTTACCAAGGTACGGCATGATTAGATCGTGTTATCTTGCGGGTTTAACATATAAGAAACGACAACATCCACGGAGCTGCCAGTTCCTGCATAAGCACGGACAACGTCTTCCGACTGAACAATCACCTTGTTTCCAGTCATAAATTCAAGAGAAGACTGGTTAGGAACAGTGCCAGAAGTAATGAGGGAACCAGTGGTTGTACCACCGGACTTAATCAATTGAACGGTGACGTTCTGAGAATTGGGCGTTGTATTAGATGCCAGAATGCTGAGGATCACGCCGTAAGTACCAGCGGGAACACCACTGGCATTGGACGTACCGGAAATAATCGCAGTCGGAGAGGTAGATCCGCTGGCGATATTTTGCCTAACTACCGAAACAAAACGTGCCATTTATTTGCGGATACCAGTCACAGTTTTCTTAATTATAAGGTGTTTAACCAAGTGCAATAGCAAACACAATTGCCGTGTTATCTGCGTAGCTTTCAGTTGCCACATTGGACCCACTAATTCTTAACGCAGAGGAGAACAAACCACTGACCCCTGTCACCGTGGCACCCGACACAGAGCTGGTGAAGACGCCACTGACGCCTGTAATGGTTGTAGCACGAATAACATTACCGGTAACAGTGGCACCAAAAACTGAAGTACTGCCAACAAGGTTGACACCGGTCAACGTAGTAAATAAACCGAGGTTTCCGGTAATTGTCGTACCGGTGACTACGGTGAATGAGCCGGCATTGCCGGTGATTGTGTTGAATTGAGCGGCATTACCTGTAACTGTCTGGCCGGTTACCGTTGTGAAGCCGGCGGTGCCGCCTGTGATTGTGGTGAATTGAGCCAATCCACCAGTAAAAGTCTGACCGCTGATCGTGCCAGTGGCACTAATACCAGAACTAAAGAGGCCAGAGCCACCAACAACGAGATTGCCGTTGATATTGGCACTGCCTGTAACAGTGATTTGTTGGCGGACAATTCCAGTTGTAAACGTCGCCGTAATTGCATTGATATCTGTGAAGTTTCCGGTATTACCAGTGATCGTCCCACCAGAGATTGTGGTTAGGCCAACGATTGTGCCGCCGGTAACGCTATTAAACTTACCGAAACCGCCACTGACTGTTACACCAGAAACCAGTGTGGTGCCAATGACATTAACGCCGGTGATATTGGTGAATTGAGCCGTAGTACCAGTTACTGTCGTACCGCTGAGGGTTCCAGTAACTTGAACACCGGAGCTAAAGAAGCCAGATCCAAGTGCCCTAAATGTTCCAGAAACAGTTAGATCACCGCCAATTGTCTGGCCAGATGTAACAAGGGTCTGGAAAACGCCAGTGGTAAAGCTTGCGGTTGTACCTGTGACACTTGCACCGGATAAGGAAGACGTAAAGACGCCTGTTGCACCGGTGATATTTGTGAAGCGGCTAGTGACACCAGTGACTTCGCCAACCGACAAGAAGTTGGTAACAGTGCCTGTAATTGCAAATAAATTAGTAAATGCGCCGGTATTGCCTGTGACTGTGGCACCGGATACACGCGACGTGAAGGTACCAGAAACACCCGTCAGTGACGCAATGGTAAAAGTGTCTGCAGTCAAGTTGACCGCGTTGACATTCGTTGCGTTGACGTTTGTACCAGTCAGCGTTGTACCACTGAGGGTGCCGCTGACAGTTGCATTATTTTGTACGGTGAGCGAACTGATGGTTGCCGTATTGGAAACCGCCAGGCCAGACGTTGTCGTTGTACCGGAAACCGTTAAGTCTCCACCAACGGTGACGTTGCCGCTAACAGTACCGCCAGTGCGCGGCAGGTAGAAAATATTTAGGTATGCCTTGGTGCCAGATATTGTTAATTTTTTATTCTTGATTGCCGGGTCAACTTCGGCAACCTTCACGACTGTGAATAGGTCGGCCTCGGCTAGGTCAATGCCCGCAATCTCTTGTAATTCGCTTATTCTGCGATTAGCCACTACCTATTCACATAAATGCCCTTGGATCAATTATAGTTCCGTAAGTCCAATACACTACTTAACCTTGATTTCAAGGCGGGGTAGCACGTTGGTCGCAAAGTTCCAGGCTGCTTGTACACCGGTCACCAAACCGCAGGACAGCAGAAACACCAGTAAAAGTTCGGCAACCGTTAAGTTGCGACGAACATAGACAACTTGCGGAGGTTGTTGAGCAATTTGTTGTTGTGCCATGGTTTGTTGAATTGCCAGCTCCTTGGCACGGGCCTTCATTTCTTCTAGCTGTTCGAGAGAAATCTGTGGAAGAGAAGGCAGCTGGCTGGGGGGAATCTGATCTTCCATTTGGGCAAACTGTTTTCCCACACGTTAGCATCTGATCAAAACATTTGTCGTTATGGCATACGGTCTAAGGAAAGGTTTAGAAGACATTGCACATGAACTGAAGGGTATTCGCAATATCCTGGCGAGCATGTGGCATAGCCGTTACGAAAACGGTGAAACAACGTCGCTGAACCCCCAGGCCTTTGCCGACGAGTACATCTCGACAGAAGAATGTGCCAGGCGTCTGAATGTTTCTGACCAGACTCTAAGGAATTGGATTGCCATGGGACGAAAAACCCCTGATAAAGGCTGGGTAGAAGGCATCCATTACATCAATGCATGTCCCAACCCTTCCAAAAAGGCAGTCATCCGTATCCCTTGGAACTCGCTGGTGCAGTCGTTTGCCAAAAACCGAGAGACCTTGGTAGACGATCACCGCAAGCAAATCAACCGGCTTTATAAATCAACGACGTTTGATGCGTTGGAATAATGGCACACCGTTTTCGAGACGTTGATCTTTCCGCAGTTACCGTAGAGAACTGCGAGGAGTCCCTACCGGAATCATTGTTCCGGCAACTGGAGATGTTCTTGCCTCCCGAGGGCTCTTTCGACGACGGATGCCTGCGTCGATACCTCGAAAACTTAAAAAACTATGAAGAAGAGGACGCCAATTCCAATATGACGCTAGCGAATCGCTTGCGGCTGGCGTTCCGTGACATGAGGCCCGACACAATCTGTGGCAAATTCCCCCAGGCTGAATTGCCCCTCAAGCGTCGTCTCCGTTGTGTGGCCGAATATCTTATCAGGTCTGGTGAGTTGGATAAAGTACGCGATGCAGAAGGAAAACTGATAAAAAAACGTGGCGTACTTGGAAAAATGGTCGTTTTATACCAGCCGACCGATAAACTGATTGAATCATTGGCCCGGCAGGGTTTGTTAGACGCATGAATCGCAGGGAAAAACTGATCGCATCCGTCATTGGCCCTGAGATGGATGAGACGAAAGCCAAAATGCTTGATGCAACAATCAAGTTAATTCTTGGTGATATGGGTGAGCACTACTCCAAGATGTGGGATGCCGAGGGCCCAGGCGTCATGGTGTTCCAACCCGAGAATTTATCGCGGTCCATGTTCTTCCTGACCCTCAAGGAACTCCACGCCGCACAAGAGGAGTGCGAACGGGACAACGATGGAGACATGGCGGAGACATTCCGGCGAATCTTGCAGGCAGCGCAGAAGATTGACCCACAAGAAAAGGCAGGATACCTCATCAATGACAAGACTGGCCTTCGTTACTGCGAAGTGGACTACAACGCAGCTGCTGAGAGCTGATGCCGATTCAAAATATTAAGTCTCACGCGGAAGACCGTGAGCTGATCACCAACCAGGACTTGGTCGCATCGGCGCACGCACTCCTGGAGGGCATCGATCTGGACGTTGCCAGCTCCAAAGTGGCTAATCAGTACGTCGAAGCAAAGGAATATTTCACTCCATCGGATGATGGGTTGAATTGCCAGCAGTGGTTCGGTAGTGTCTACTTGTTTCCGCCCAGTGGTACCTACTTTTGGGAACGGAAGAACCAACGGTGGAAGATGACGCGCTCAACGTCACCTACATTGACCTCTTCCCATGCCGTCTGGTTTCGAAAATTATATAGATCGTGGATGGCCCGCGAGATCAAACAAGGCCTTTACTTTACGAATTGCCCGGACATGATCCGGTACGAACAAAAGCTGTTCGATTTTCCTGTCTGCATTCTCCGTACGGCCCCAACGCTGCTCAAAAATACGAGCAATGGCGTTAGCAGACATAAGACCTGCACATCGTTTTTGGTCTATTTGCCACCGATGGAATCAGCCACGGAAGCAACCGAGCGTTTTCTTGATATTTATTCAGAAAAGGGCCGCATTCTCTACTAATTTTGTATACTGAAAAACGATTGAAGGCGACCATGACGGTTCTTGCGGATTGGCAGATCAAGACCCTGGCAGAAGAAGAGGGCATGATTTCACCGTTCGTGGATCATGTCGTCAGCGAAGAAGACGGACGGCGCCTTTTGAGCTATGGGCTTAGCTCCTATGGCTACGACATCCGCCTTTCGCCCAGTCAATGCTTGATCTTTGGGAAAGTCCAGGCGGGCGACTGCGATCCCAAAGACTTTGATCCGGACATTCTTAAGCCTGCTGAATTACTGGAAGACGAAAGAGGCCAATATTTTCTTTTGCCTCCCTATGGCTATTGCTTAGGCGTAGCACGGGAGCGCCTGAAACTTCCCCGTGACGTGACTGTTGTTGCGGTTGGTAAGTCGACGTACGCTCGCTCGGGAATCCTTGTGAATATCACTCCAGCTGAAAGTGGTTGGGAAGGCTACCTCACGCTGGAGATCAGTAACTGCACCGGGCTTTTTAACCGGATCTACGCAAATGAAGGCATCACCCAGCTCTTGTTTTATCGCGGGGCTCCCTGTGAAGTGAGCTACCAAGATCGCAAGGGTAAGTACCAAGATCAACCCCCCGAGGTTGTGTTGTCTCAAGTGTGATCAGGCAAAAGATTTGCCGAGGCGTGGCTGAGGTTTATTGGCGTAGTTGGTACTACCGGCGGTACCAATAGTGTCCCCAAGGCTGGGAAGTTCAGTACCATCGATAAACGCTGGATTACGTGGAGTTTTTCCACGGATTGTCGGCTCAGCAATCCCAGCTCGTTGACGGTATGTCCCAGCGGTCTTTGCGGCCCGCATGAATTTGGCAACACGCTCTTGTTTGTCATTCGTGGGTTCAATTACAGACTGCTCATCGTCTTCTAAACGACGCAAATCTGTGTCATAAATCTTTTCAGGATGTAGATCAGATACTTCAACACCTGAGGATCCAGAGTCGTGCCTGGGATCGTAGGTGGAATCAAAGAAATTTGCCATAGTATTATTGTAAAAGGAATAAATCAAGCCTTAGATATCATGCATAACCAAGCCGCCGCGTTCTTGGATGCGTTTGTCGAAGATGAGGTGAAGTGTCGGTGCCTGGATCAAGACCAAGACTTCGGTGCACCCATCGATAACCAAGAGAATGATGTTCCGTTGTACGATATGTACAATCGTGGACTGACGGCATGCGAGCAGGGACTGGAACGGAATCCGCTCAACATCGAGGGAATGGATCGTCCCGGAGTGACCGGTTACATTCCTTCGATGGAGCAGGGTCTGGGGATGGGAGCAGCACCGAAGCCCCGGTCTCTGGTACTGGAACTGGAAGGTCCAACGGAGGAAATGAAGGAGGAGTCCCTGAAAAGGCGTGGTTTGCGCCGGTAGAAGACGAAGAGATTTCTGATTGCCCAGGGGGAGTTTGCCCCGTCCCTTGGCTTGTAAAAGAAGAAAGGCCTGAGGTTAGGGAGGATGTGGTTAATCATCCTTCCCATTACACCGATGGGGGCATCGAATGCATCGAAGCCATTGAGGCGGCTTTAACCATCGAAGAATTCCGTGGTTACTGCAAGGGAAATTGCATGAAGTATATTTGGCGTGAGCGCCATAAAGGCGGGACAGAATCACTGAAGAAGGCACGGTGGTACCTGGATCGTCTTATTGAAATGGGCGAAGTTTAAAAGGGCTGGTACTCGTCTTCTTCGCTGTCCTCGTCGTCGTCCATCAAGCAGGCGGCGGCGAGTTCACACAGTTCTAAATCAGTGGGAAGATCCCAATCCAACTCAATATTTTCATCGGCCAGGATGGCTTTTACGGCGTGCCACTCCATGAGCCGTTGGTGGTACAGGTTCAGTAAAGCAGCGTATAACTCATCCCAGGTCATCTCCTGGGCTGTAAGTTCTGCTTTCCGCATGGAAAACTGCAATTCCAGTGGAAGTTGAAATTCACGGGGTTCGACTGAACGCTCCATTCCACTTTGCGGGTCTTGTTCTAATTATTCTAAGCCTAGGTAGTAAATATGGCGTCCAGCTCTTCTTGGCTGAATTCATCCCATGGACGATCTGTGATCTGGAAATCGTTGGCAAACTTAGACAGAACATACGGGCTGACGTTTTCTTCCAGTTCGCGGATTGCTCGTACTTCATGCGGAGCAGCGCTGTAATTCCTAAATGCGGCTAGTAAAATTTGTGTGGATGCCCAGGGATTTGCATCTACTTCCTGAAGGAACAAGTCGACTTCTTCCCTACGCCGATCCAGGAGACCGCCGATAACTTTGTGTTCGGCATCAAAGATCCAACTGGACATTTCCTGTGTCGCCATGCAGAAGTCCTCTGCTTCAATGGCGTCAATTACGGAGCTGTACAGGAAGGGCTGCCATCCAATTGAGTGGATGAATGAAATCAATGCCTGCCGCATGCAGGGATCAAGACCAAGATTGAGCTTAGTCAGCTGACTGTCAATGATTTGCACTTCGT